TTACTGGTTATTGGCAGATTGGAAACCCGATTCGAGGGGTACATCTTCAAACTTAACGGCAACCCCGGACGCTTGCCACACAGGGCGTTTGTTTGCATCCAATTCCCGGTAGATTCTTACACCGATCAAGCCGTTCGCCCCTCGCGTTTTAGCTCTTTCGACAAGCATATCAAGTATTTTATTAGGGGTTATATCATCCGCTGCGCCGGGGCCGAACTCCTCTCCGTACTCCATCGCAATCGAGGCAATAGGGAGGTATTTATATGTAGTTTGAGCCTCTGACGGAAAAATCCAAAAACCGCTGTTGATATAATCTGCATAGTCAACAGAATACCTTACCGTATAGGCTTGGTATGTGCAACACGTCAAACACAAAACGGCGCAAAGTGCGACAATTCTACCAATCCCAAGACGAAGTATCGGCCCTTTCAGAATCTTCGAGGGGGGGGGAATTTTATAATCCCTACGCGTCGTAAAACGCAAGCCCCGACAGAGGCGAAGCCCGAAGCAAGTTTTTTCATAAATTCAAGGGTTAAAGTGTTTATATTAACTATTTTAAGGACATGCACATCAATACGCGATACATTCCGTAAATATCGGCGAATCGCACGGCAAAAGGCTGATATTTCGGGTCGGGATTCAAAGAATAGCACTGTACGGAATCGTCATCGTCCCCCTTCCGCACCTCCTTTATAACACTACCGTTACAAGTATCGAGGACATAAACCCGCCCCCATTCGATGAACGCCGTTTCGTCGACCTTTTTAATAAGAACCTGCGCCCCGTTCGGATAGTCCGGGGCCATGCTGTCACCCGTTACCGTCATAACAAAATCAACGTCACGAATCGGCGTGACAACGCGCTCACACTCGGCAATCTTAATTGACACAACAAAGTCGTTAAGTGTCCCGCCTTGCGCCGCGAGAGGCAGCAGCGGAGCAGTAAATACATTCGGCGTTTCGGCTTTGTTTGTCGCCGTCGAGGTCTTCACAGAGCCGCCGCGGGTCATAGGCCCAACGCCCGTCATCAACCATTCTGTATTAAGGTCAGGATAACGTGATGCAATGCGTTGTAGTTTATCCGGCTGAACAGATACGCGGATTGTGTTCACATAACCAATCGTCAGCCCTGCTTCGCGCTCAAAAGCACGCACAGAACGCTCTTTCGATTTAGCGAACTTGACAAGTCTTTCTTTTATAGTCATATATAAAAAAATTTCACAAAACTTTCACAAAATGCTTTATAAAGTTTGCATAATATGATGCTTTGCTTTATATTTGCATCATAATTCACAGGGATTACGCATGAATTACGCACAAATATAACAAAAATTGTTTAATGCAATACATTATTATCACATAAAGCACAACGCACGATGAACACGAAATTTTTTAACCGAGCCGTAGGTCATGCAAACATCCTCGTCGGGGATAACATCGACCAACTCGTCAGCGAGGCCATGAACCACGTTGCCCGCCTCCGGGATTACTACCGGAACGACATCCGTCAATCGTTGCAGGATTTAGGCGCAGCCTGCGTATCGAATCATTCCACAGGAGACAAGAGGAGTTTGTTTGTTGTTCTCGACAAAGAGCATCAAGTATCGGACGAGGATTGGCAAAACATGGCCATACGTGACATCGAAAGGAAATACAACATCCGAATCCTATGAAAACGGCGACCAATCTCAACAGCGCGACGGGCAGCGTGCTCAGACTTGCCGAACTTATCGGAATAAGCCACGGTAAAATGCGCACTCTTATCGGCCACCTATGCGCCGCAGGACTGATAACGAGTGAATCATCGAACAAAGGAACGGCATTTCGACTTACTGACCGCGGCGAACAGGTATTGAATTTCACATCGGCTGACGTCGACGATTTTTCGACCATTCTGTCGGTTATCCAACGGCCTTTCGGCATAGCTATTTTACATATTATTAAACAACTAACGCACAACGCACTATGAAAAACAACATCGAAAATGGAATTTACATTCCCGACGAACACCGCAACCTTATCCCCGTCGACGAATGGGTGAAGCGCGAAGACCCGACCGCAGCACAGGCCGTCGTACTGGTAACCGATTTCGGAATGCTCGAAATCGCCAAAGGAGACCTACCGGGCGGATTCAATTTCGAGGGCGCACAGAAAGCTGCCGCCGAATACCGCAAGGGCTTCCGCTGCCCGACCCGGCATGAAGCAATCGAAATGTACGACGCCCGGTTCCGTGGCCTCGACGAAGCCCTCAAGAAGATCGGTGGCAAACCTATAACGACTATCGGCTGGACGAGCGAAGCCGACCCCGACCCGGAGTACAATTCCAACGGCGCGTTCGTCTACTACGGCTACACGGGCTACGTGGGCAGCAACTTCAAGTATTACTCGAGCGCCGTGCGCCCGGTTTCCGCTTTCAAGGAATAGTTTCACAGTTCAATCATTCCCGCGCCCTTTACGGGGGCGCGGGTTTAATCCCCAAAAACCAAACAGAAATGAAAAAAGGCACAATCATCAAACGCACCGACTACGTGGCGACAATGCTCGCTATTCCCGTCGGAGAAGAACACGAATTCACGCTGACGGGACGCGACTACGCATCATACATGAACGCCGTCAGCCGTTTCAACAGAAACGGCAAGGCAAAATTCGAGGCCCGAACCGCTTCGGCATCCACCATCGTAATTAAACGCCTTTCGTAATATGTCGCTCCCCGAATTATACGAATTGCAGCATTGCCTCGTCCACGTTGCCGATGTCGTTGCTTGCGCAATCATCAAGCGCCAGCAACCCGCCGCCGACCTCGTAACGAAACGCGCACTGTATCGGGAATTCGGCCGGGGCTGGGTCGATAAGCATATCGCCCCGAATGGGAAGATCGAGGGCAAGCGATTCGGAACAGCCCCGAATTCACCGATCAAATACAGCCGCACGGAATTCGTCGCCCTTATCGAAGCCGAACGCCTGCAACGCGCAGAAATCATCGGCAAATACGGACGACAAGAGCAGGCAAAATAAGCTGTTTCGCAGCCTTTACCGCGCCGAACGGACGAATACACGATAACAGCCCGAAAGTCAATAAAACAGGAAATTCGATAAAAATAACATGCATGCACTCAAATACACATCAAGGGAGGTAAACCGGAATTTTCGCATCAAGGTTTCGGGCCTCGGCATCCATGAACTCAAAGGCTTTACGGGATTCGTCGGGTTGGTGGGGAGCGAACTCGCAAACAACCTGCTTGACCGGGCATTTCGAAGCAAGGCGGATAAAGTAGAATGCAAACTACGGCGCGGCTTGAAAATAACCTTTTACTACAAGTAGACATGAAAACCAAAATTTTAGCTATCCCGTGGTGGCTGTCGCTGGTCGCGCTCGGCGGAGCGATGGATGCAGACCCGATTTCATGGGCCACCGTCGCCGTAACATTCGCCGCGTTCGTAACGCTTTCCGCAGTCATAATCAGAGAACAAAGGAAAACCGCATAATAACCAATCATCACAAAACGCACGATGCTATGAACATCAAGATCAAATCAATTACCCTGCGCAATTTCAAAGGACTGCGCGACGTATCGTTCGATTTCGACGGCCGTAACGCCACGATCATAGGCGACAACGGTACGGGAAAGACAACCATTTTCGACGCCTTGACGTGGGTACTGTTCGGCAAGGATTCGCACAACAGTACCGACATCGACATCAAGACAATAGACGCCACGGGCGAACCGATGCACCGCGCCGAGCATTTCGTCGAGGTGGCATTGGACGTGGACGGCTCCACACAGACGCTGCGCCGCACGTACCGCGAGATTTGGAGCAAGCCGCGCGGGTCGTCCGATCTGCGTTTCGTCGGACACGAAAGCGCATTTGCCGTCAATGGCGTGGAGGTCGGAACCAAAACGGCATACGACAAAATCATTTCGGAATGGATAAACGACGACGTATTCCGAATGCTGACCGACCCGATGTATTTCAATACTCGCGTCGACTGGAAAGGCCGCCGCGCCGCACTTTTAGCCCTCGTCGGGGATAACATCGACCGCACGGCGATACAGGCACAGTTTGCCGACCTGCTCGCGGAAATGAACGGCGAACCCCTCGCAGATTTCAAAGCGCGACTGGCGGCCGAAAAGCGCAAGAACAAAAAGGAACTCGACACGTTCGCCCCGAAGATCGAAGCATATCAAAACACGATGCCGCCGACGGAAGACTACACAGCGCTGGAACAGGAAATCGTGCAACGCGAATCTGTGGCCGCAAACGAGATCGTTGCCTACCAACGGCAAATCGACGCACTCGACGCGCAGATCGCCAACGCATCGAAAATAGACGAAGAAACGCAGGCCGCCCACGACCGAAGACTGAAAAAGGTGCTCGACATCAAAAAGTCGTTGTCCGAATGTATCGACGCACGACTGACTGCCGCCCGTCGGTATAACTCCGACCGCGACGCGGCCATCATGGACGCACAGGAGAAAGCGGATTCAATTCTGCGCGAAATCGAGAAAACCGAAACGACGGCAAACTCGAAACGGGACACCCTCGAAGCCTGCGTAAAGAAGCAGGCGAATATCAAATCGGCGCTCGATACTATGCGTGCGAAATACGAGGCCGAGAAAAAGGCGGCATTTGAATATGTCGACACGACCACCTGCTACGCCTGCGGCCAGCCGTTACCCACCGAAACCATCGAAGAAGCCCGCCGCGCGGCCCGCGAGAGCTTCGAAAAGCACCAGCGCGAAATACTCGACAAGTTGATCGCCGACGCCAATCTCGAAAAGGACACTTACAGCAAGTTAACAAAGCTGGTTTCGACCACCGAACAGGAAATCGCAATGCTCGATCAACGCCTATCGCAACTGCGTGCGGAACATCACGCTGCGACGCTGGCTATCACAACCGCGAAAGACGTTCCCGCAATCGACCTCGAAACGGAGGAAGAACAGGCGAAATTATCCCCCGCCTACCGGAAACTCACCGAGGAACTGACCCGCGAGCAAGTCGCCCTCGAAACCTCGGCAACCACGAAAATCACGGCCGCTACGCTCACGGCACGCCGCCGGGATATATCCGCACAGATCGACACGGTGCGTCAGAACCTCGCAACCGCAACCGCCGACCTACGCCGTCGCCTTGCCAACAAGGAGCGCACAACGGAAATTCAGCGATTGATAGACGAAACCAAAGCTACCGAAAAGAAGATCGCCGAACGTATAGCCGAACTCGAACGCCTCGAATTTGCGGCGGCGGCCTACACGAAAGCAGACATCGAAGCCGTCGAAGCGGCGATAAATTCGCGGTTCGACCTCGTGCGCTGGCGAATGTACGAACAGACCATCGAGGGCGCGGACGTCGAAACATGCGTCGCCACCATCGACGGCGTGCCGTTCAACTCGCTGAACAGCGCCGGGCAGGTACTCGCCGGGCTTGACATCATTCGCACGTTCTGCCGCTACTACGGCGCAACCGCACCCGTCTTCATCGACAATGCCGAAAGTATTTCGCAGACCGACTTTGCGCTCGATTCGCAGGTCATTCGCCTGCAAGTGGTCGAGGGTGCTGCGCTCGAACTTAAAACAGCGTAACGACATGGCGCAGATCGTCAGCAACGAAAAAGGATTCAAGGTTATCCACGTCGAAACGCTCGACATGTGGGCCATCGGAAGCCCCGCGAAATGCGACTACTGCACGGCGGATATGGCGACCCCTGACGGCGGCTATTACATCGCCGTACTGAATAAGATATACTGCCCGCAATGTTATAAACGCTGGCTTTCCGAGGCGTGCCGCCACCCGCAGGACGCCCCTATCGAAGACCGCAACTACAACACGTATCGTCAAATCTTTTATTTCAAATAACTATGGCACAGAATAGCAATCAGAACGGAGCGCAGACCGCCCCGGCGACGCAATCGAAAGCGATTGCCGCAATGAAAGATGAACTTGCGAACAGCGTCCTGCGACGCATCGAGGAGCTGCAAGCAAACGGCGGACTGGTCGTCCCGAAAGACTACGCCGTAACTAACCAAATGAACCTTGCATGGCTTCGTATCTCCGAAATGCTTTGGGAGGATTCCAACAAAGTACAACACCCGGTTTTGGAGGTCGTAACCAAAGCATCGGTGGCAAATTCGCTGCTCGACATGGTGCTACAAGGCATGGATATTCAGAAGAAGCAAGGGTATTTTATCCCGATCAAAAACAAGGCGTCGGGGCAGCTCGAACTGACGTTCTGGCGGTCGTATTTCGGCGACGAGAAACTGGCTCGTGCGCAAGGCATGAAGAAAGTTCGGTCGGTCGTCGTCTACGAGGGTGACGAATTCGAATACATGTATACGGAGGACGGCGAAACCAAAGTAACGAAACACGTTCCGAGCCTGTCGAGAATCGACAAAGACAAGATCGTCGCCGCTTACGCCGTAACGACTATGGCCGACGGATCGCACTCGACGACGATCAAGACGATGACCGAAATCCGGCAGTCGTGGATGCAAGGCGCGACGCGGGGCAACTCGCCTGCGCACCGAAATTTCACCAGCGAAATGGCCGGGCGAACGGTCGAGCGTTCCGCCATGAAGCACATCATCAACTCGTCGTCCGACGCATGGCTGTTGAGTGAAGACGAGAAAGAACGCCGCGTAACGAACGAAACGGCGGCCGCGCCCGCCGGGGCAAATATCGAAGAAGCAAAATTCGAGGAGGTTGCTCCGGCCGCAATCACAGCACAATCGGCCGTACCCGCCGAAACGATGCCGCCGATCCCTACGCCGACGCCCGTTCCACGCGAGGAGGTAACCGAAGAGGCGGCCCCTGCTGCCATTGAAGACGACCCGTTCAACGTGTAACCCGATGAAGCTGCACGTTATATCCTCGTCGTCGGCTGGCAACTGCTACGTTTTGGAGAGCGAAGCGTCTGCGCTCGTTATCGAGTGCGGCGCATCGCCCGAAACGATGTTTGCCCGAACTGGTATCGACGCCCGAAAGTTCGTCGGTGCAGTAGTAACGCACGAGCACGGCGACCACGCGGCCCACATCGGCAAATACGCCGACCGGGCAATCGACGTCTACGCCTCGCAGGGAACGCTCGCGGCGTGTCGCATCGACAAAGTGCACCGGGCGCACGCTTTGCGGCCGATGCAGTCCGTCACGGTCGGCGATTTCGTCGTCCGGGCGTTCGACGTGAAGCACGACGCAGCGGAACCGTTCGGGTATATTATCGAACACGAGGAATGCGGAAAAGTGTTATTTGCTACCGACACGCATTTTATCCGGTACAACTTCAAATCCCTGCGACTGAATCATATTCTGATCGAGGCGAACTATTCACAAGAGGAGCTGGACGATAATATCGCCCGCGGGGCGATGAACCCGGCACAGGCTGCGCGCGTGCGAACGTCGCATCTATCAATCGACGCAGCGTGTGATATGGTCAAGGCGAACGAAACGGCGGAACTTTCGACGGTCGTTCTACTGCACCTTTCGAACGCAAACAGTCTTGCCGATGCCTTTACCGCGCAGATGCGCAAAACAGCCCGTTTCGCGCGTGTTTTCATTGCGGACAAGGGTTTAATCGTCGAACTGAACAAAAGCGAAATTTAACGGGTCAAATCAGCATCAATGGCAAACGAAACAAATACTGGTTGGGTGCGGTTGTATCGCAGCACGCTCGGATGGGAGTGGTTCGACGACCCGCTCACGCTGCAACTGTGGGTCGTTTGTCTGCTCAAGGCGAATTACCTGCCTACGAGATGGCGAGGAGTGGAGATTGAACGCGGAGCTTTCGTTGCCTCCGTCGATAGTTTGTGCGCAGAAACAGGACAGACGACACGACAGATTAGAACCCGTTTAGCTCGTTTGCAGGCGTCCGGCGAAATATCCGTCCGTGCGACAAACTGCAAAAGTATTATAACAGTTTGTAAATTCGACACTTACCAGCCATTAGAAAATGAAAACGACAAACGACCGACAAACAGTTACGAAGGTTTGCGGAGGGTAGCGGGAAAGAAAGTCGCCAAAATAGACAAACCAAACGACAAACCAAAAACGCCCGTAATTAACAGCAATACAGACAATTATAGCGAAAACACCGAACAAAACGACAAACAGAACGACAATCAATCGACAAACGACCGACAAACGCAACTGTTTTCAAGCGACAACAGTATAAGAATATATAAAGAAGAATATAAAGAATTAAAAGAATCTCTCTCTTCGCGCGTGCGCGCAACGGAGGCAGAGAGAGAGACATTTTTTGAAATCTTTTTTTTCAAGAATTTCCAAAATCCCGATTACGAGGTCGAACGATTCTGCGCTAATTACGAGGCGTCGGGCTGGATTCGTAAAAACGGGCAAGCCGCTACCGACCGCCCGGCGCTTTCGCGGACATGGACGCAGGAAGATAAAAACGCCGCGCCACGCTTCAACGCCGATTTTCTTGCGAAATACCGACGTTTCTACGGCCTCGTAAAACAAACGAATCCGGCGCTTGCGCCGATATTCATTCACGATCTGGAATTGGTATTTATCGACACCGAACGCAAGCGGCTGACATTCCGCTGCACGCGGCAGATGGCCGAAGCCGTCGAGGCCAATGTCCGGTTCTTTCGGGATAACTTTTTCGACAAACATTTCGCGGGCTGGACGCTACACTACCAAACCCCGCGAATCTAAAACCACAACGCACGATGAAAAACAAAAACGACAAGCGGGGTAAGTCCCCGGCAAATTTCTACGACAGAATCGCCGAAATGCTCGGTAAGGCGGCTATTCCGCAGACGATCACAGTCGAGGCCGAGGGAGTTTCGCCCGAAACATTCTCGGCAGCAGGAATCACGAAACGCGAACTGTATGCCACCGTCGCAATGGCAAGCCTTGCGCACGCTGTCATAACAACCCCACCCGTCAGAGGCGGCAGGCTTCGTTCAGACTGGGCGCGGCGCGTGGCTGCACAGGCCGCAGAGCTGGCCTACTACCTCGACGAAGCACTCGGCGAGATCGAACGAAACGGCGAACCCGCAAAAGATTCAAGACGATGAAAATTCTGTATTTGCCACTCAAAAAGGAGTGGTACGAAATGATCGAGCGGGTCGACGGGCACGAACACAAAAACGGCGTCGTAGAATATACCATCGTTTCGATTTCCGGCGACGCTGTCGGCTGCGCTCCCGTCGCAGAGGTACTGCGCAATAACCCGCGCCCGATACCGGAACATCGCGTCGAGGCAAACGCCCGGTTGCTCGCCGCTGCACCCGACTTATTGGCCGCACTCGAATCCCTCGTCGAAACATTCGACCCGGATAGGCAGGTTATCTATTCATTCGCTCGCGGGAAGATCGAAGCGGCAAAACACGCCATCGAATACATCTATCAATCAAATCGTCAATAACAATGAAAACAGTCGAAGACCTTAACAGACTTATCCGCGACGAAATCGCGGCCATCGAAGCACTCCGAAGCGAAGACGAAAAAATATGGTCGGTTCGGGGGGGGGTAACAGAGGCCGATGCAAAACGCAGCAAGAAGATCCGCCGCATGATCGGCGACCACAACAACGAGATCGCCCACTTGCGCCGCCTTATCCGCTTTGTCGAGGCAACCCCGGAAGAGGGTGTGCGAATGATGCTCGACCAACTGCGCGGGCAGGTAGATCGAATCACCGCATCTGCCGACCGCTACAAATTGAAAGAGCAGAAAAAAGAGTATCTGACACGTGCAGGCGCGCAGCTCAAACACGCACAAATCGCCGAACTTGAATTCTTATTACAATGAATAACAAAGCTATTGCCCCGGAAACTACCGTACAGGAACGGTGTGCCATCTGCGGCCGACCGAGGATTTACAAATACGACGGTTATTGTCGTCCCATCTGCGAACGATGCGCCAACGGAGGTGGCAGGACATACGTTCGAAGCGGAGAGAAGATTGGCCGCAACGAACCGTGCCCATGCGGTAGTGGTTTGAAATACAAGAAATGTTGCGGCAAATGAATGCCGCCCTTAATAACTCAAAACCAAAATAAAGATGGACAAAAAACAAACGACCGCGACTTGCCCCAAATGTGGGGAAGAAATTGTGCAGTGCGAAAACTGCGAGAATATGGGCTGCCCCGATTGCGACGGGTTTGTAGTTACCCGCGGCGACGTGATTCTGTGCCCGGAATGTGCCGCCGCTTGCAAGGAGGACTGCGACAAGATGCGCGCTGTCGGTTGCGGTAGTTGCGCCCTTTTCGCTGACGAAGACGACGAGGGGCAGGGTTGGTGCGAACTGCATCAGGAATCCGCGTGCTTCATTGATAAATGCAGCGACCGAATTTCGAAAGTCTGATCGCTGATAAAATCTTACCCGAAAGCGTGTATTATTTACACGCTTTTTACATATCTTTGTGCTGGTAACCAATACAGAGTAAACGCAACCGGGCCTATGAAAATTCCGCAAACTATCGAAATGCAGGTTGGCGCGCTCAATGCCAGCGAGCACAACCCGCGACAAATCACCGAAGACGATTTCGCCGAACTGGTCAAATCCCTGCTACTGCTGCCGAAAGGCTTGTATTACCGCCCCGTCGTCGTGGACGACCGGAATATCGCCCTTGCCGGAAATATGCGCCTGCGGGCGCTGAAATACATTCACGAACTCGGATTCGACGACCTCGCAGAAATCTTGCGGGCGTCGTATCGGTTCCGGCATTTCGACGAGGCGAAACAATCCGCGCTGCTGAACTACTGGCGCGAATGGCAGATGCACCCGACCGTGCCGACGCTTTACGCCTCGGAACTCGACGAAGACGAGCAACAGCAGTTCATCATCAAAGACAACCTATCGTTCGGCACGTTCGATATTGACATGTTGGCGAACGAGTACGACATCGCGGCGATCATCGACGATGGTTTCGACATCGACCTACTCCCGAAATCGGCCATCGAGGCGTTGGCCGCGGCAAATGGCATCGACCCTAACGATATAACGGGGCGACGCTGTGGCGGCGACGGGGGAAGCCGACGAGCACTACACGCACAAAATCACGTCGCCCGTCTACGAGCCGAAGAACGAAAAACCGGACTTATCGACGCTGACCGACAGCGGCCGAACCGACGAACTGCTGGCAAAGATCGAGGCGTCGAACGTATCGCCCGACGAAAAAGAGTTCCTGCGGCAGGCTGCCGCACGGCATACGGTGTTCGACTACGCCAAGATTGCCGACTACTACGCACACGCCTCGAAAGAAATGCAGGAGCTTATGGAAGATTCGGCGCTGGTCATTATCGACTTCGGCAAAGCCATCGAAAAGGGCTACATCCGTTTGTCGGACGAAATACGAAACGAATACACACGGGAGTATGGCAATGAGGCATAACGGGTTCGTCGCGTTCATTCTGACGCACGGCCGCCCCGACCGGGTGCTGACCTATGAGAAGCTGCGCAAACACGGATATACGGGGAAAATATACATCGTCTGCGACGACGAGGATAAGACGCTGCCGGAGTATCGCAAACGCTTCGGCGACGTGCTCGTCTTTTCCAAATCGGAGATCGCAAAGACATTCGACGAGGGCGACAATTTCGGCGACCGCCGGGCAATCATCTACGCCCGCAACGCCTGTTTCGAGCTGGCCCGACAGATCGGGGCGACGCATTTCATCGAGCTGGACGACGACTACACATATTTCAAATTCCGGTTCGACGACCAGCTACGCTGGCACGGCGCAGACGTCCAAGACCTCGACGCGGTATTCGACATGCTGCTCGACTATTTCAATTCCGCCCCGATGCTGACCCTTGCGATCGGACAAGGCGGCGATTATATCGGCGGCGAAAAGGCGACGAGATTCAACGACGGAATACAGCCGATGCGCAAAGCCATGAATTCGTTTATCTGCTCCGTCGACCGACCGTTTCAATTCGTCGGCCGTATCAACGAAGACGTCAATACCTACGTCCTGCTGGGGTCGCGGGGGGGGGTATTTCTGTCCATCCTACAAATCGGCCTCGACCAACTCGAAACGCAGAGCAACAGCGGCGGCATGACGGAATTGTACTTGGATGCGGGCACGTATGTAAAGAGCTTCTATACGGTTATGTATTGTCCGTCATGCGTGGTTGTTTCGGCAATGGGAACCGCCCATCGGCGGCTGCATCATCACATCAAATGGCGATACGCCGTGCCGAAGATACTGCGCGAATCGGTTAAAAAGTAACGATCAATGGCATCACACCCAAGCAATAACAAATCGGCGAAAGACCGCCGGAATGCCCGTCTGCCGCTCGTGTCACATCTGCGCCTCGAACGGCGGATGCCGTTTCGTCAGATCGCCGCAGAGGTCGAACGGCAGTTGGGATATTCGGTAACGCCGAAGACGATCAAGACCGATTGGGATTTGCTCGTCAGCGAATGGCGAGCCGAAGCCGCGAGCAACACACAGCAGGCGTGCGACGAGGCGCTGATGGAGTGCGACCGCGCCATCGCGGAACTGTGGCGGCTGTACGAAGCCAGCAAGCAGAAACGAGTTGTCAAGCGGGCAAAGGTTCGCACGGCACTCGTCGATATAAACACGTTCGGAAATCCTGTCGTCGGCAAGCCTCTCGACGCCCCCGTTCCGCTCGAATCGGAAACGTCGAGCGTAACGGAGGAACCCGTCGGCGACGTGCGAATCCTCGCAGAAATCCGCAAATGGGAGGAACGCCGCGACAAACTGCTCGGCCTCGACAAGGTACAGGTCGACATCACATCGGGCGGAAAGGAATTCAAGGGCTTTTCGTCGGTGCTGCCCGTCATGCCGGGCATCGACGAAATCGTCCGCCGTATCGACGAGGAGCGCGAACGGAAACTATCGGAAGAAGACGAATAACGCATGTTTACCGACGGACTACAACAGCGCGAGGAACAGCAACGCGTCAACTACAAACAGTTACTTGCCTACCGCCACTTGGCCGACCCGCGAATCCGATACGTCGTCTATGGCGGCGCAGCAGGCGGCGGCAAATCGTGGCTGGGGTGCGACTGGCTTATGCGTTGCTGCTGGGCATTCCCGAAAACGCGCTGGTTCGTCGGCCGAAACAACATCAAGGACAGCCGCGAATCCGTGCTGGTCACGTTCGGCAAGGTCGCCGATTCCTACGGATTCACAGACTACCGGATAACGGACGACGGCATCAAGTTTACGAACGGGTCGGAAATCGTACTGCTCGACTTGACGTTCTATCCGCAGAAAGACCCGATGTTCGAGCGGCTGGGGTCGAAAGAGTTTACAGGCGGTTGGATAGAGGAGGCCGGAGAGGTTCATTATATGGCCTACGAGGTGCTGAAATCCCGAATCGGGCGGCATCTCAACGAGGAATACGGACTGGAAGCAAAGATGCTCATAACCTGCAATCCGAAAAAGAATTGGCTGTATAAGCATTTCTACAAACCGCATATCGACGGAACGTTACCGAAAGACTGTGCATTCGTTCAGGCGTTGGTCTACGACAACCCGTTTATCACGCCCGATTACATCCGAACGCTCGAATCAATCGGCGTCAAGTCGATTCGGCTACGTCTACTGCTCGGCAAATGGGAATACGAGAGCAACGCAAACCAACTCGCCGACTACGACGCCATCCTCGACTGCTTCACGAACGAGCGGCAGACGGGCGACGGCGTGCGGCGTATCAGTGCCGACCTTGCCATGAAAGGCCGTGACCGCTTCGTCGCGTTCAACTGGACGGGAATGGCCGCTAAACTCGCTATCGACAAACCGTACAGCACGGGCAAGGAGATCGAAACCGACCTGCGCAACGAATCGAGGCGGCACGGCGTCCGGCGCTCCAACATCATCGCCGATTCTGACGGACTGGGGCAGTACCTCGATTCGTATTTGGAGGGCATCAAGACGTTCCACGGAGGAGCGCCCGCGCCGGATAACACGTATTTCAACCTCAAATCGCAATGCGCGTTCAAACTGGCGGAGGTTATCAATGCGGGGCTGCTCTACATCGACTGCCCGGAAGAACTACAATCGACCATTGCCGAAGAGCTGGAAGCCTGCCTTGTCGCCCGCGACGTCGACGCCGATACGAGCAAGAAACGAATCATCGACAAACGGGAGATGAAAGCCGTACTTGGACGGTCGCCCGACTATTTCGACCCGCTGATGATGCGCATGTACTACGAAATCGTCCCGCGGCCGAAAGGTATGCGCGTCCACGTCGGACGCCTTTCGTGAAAAGCTGTTTTAGGCTGTTTCTGCTGGTAAAATTTGAAAGACGAATAAACTACCGCCCCGATGGCAAAAGTGGATTAAACAGGAAAACTGATGAAAATAACAATCAAGAAACGGACGACCCGGCAAGTACTCGCTATCGAACGAGTACTGACGCCCGAATCGCGTGCAGCATTGCAAACCCTGCCGAAGCCAAACAAAGTATGCGGCGTGCGCACGCCTCTAAACCTCAACGATCTAACTATCGGCGATCTGTTCAGCTTGCAGGCAGACGGGACGCACGCCCTTATAGAGCGAATCGCGTCCGTCATTCTGAAAGTACACCCCCGGCGCTGCTACAACGAACGGGCAGACAAAATGCTCGGTTTCGTCTTTTGGGTCGGGCGAGAATTGGAGCGCATCGCAGCGTTGTTCGCAAGCACAAGCAACCAGCCGACGCCCGAAGAGATCAAAGCCGGAATAAACGACCTCGATTTCGGGCCGTTCGGCATCATCGACTGGTACGCCCACCGACAGGGCTACCAAGACCAAAACGACGCCGCAAAGGTGGCATGGGTGCGCGTCTGCGAGTGTATGCGAATCGACAACGAGCGGATCGCCTTTGAACGGCGCCTGCGCGAAATAATGGCCAACAAAAACAAATAGACCTATGGAAAAACCGACAGTCGAAAACAAAGTCAAGGAGATCGCCGAGGCGATGGGCCTTACCTATCTGTGCGAATCGTGGTTCCGCGCCAATCAAGCGTTCGACCGATTCCGGCGTCAAGGAGAGAGCCGCGAGGTTACGCACCCCGACGGCCTCACGCTGCCCGCCTGCCTCTACGTGCAACCCGTGGCGGGTTTTCTGAATTTCACGTCGCAGGGCTTCGTGCGCGACGCTCCGTCCTGCCTTATCTCCTTTGCCGACGCTATGCCGTTCGACTACAAAGGAGCCGAGGCGCAGGAGATCGCCGAGCGGCTGAAAGGTCTTGCCGTGCGATTCATCGTCGCCGTAAACGAAAGCGGCTTTTTCGTTCCGGTCGCCGGGCGGATCAATTACCGCGTCGCGTTCGACAAGATGGATGCAAACCTATGTATCGTAACGCTGTCGCTGACGCTCCAAGAACAGGCGGGTGTCTGCTTCGATTACGGCTTGTAGCTATGGACGTACAAAGAATAGAACTCGAAGCCGACCGAATCGTCGCCGAAGAACTCGACCGGGCACGGCAGAAGATCATCGAGAACCACGTCGCCGCGGGACAACAGACAACGGGCGCAACCGCTGAGAGCATCACGATAGCCGTAACGACCAACGGCGGCGCAACCACGGGAACGATGGACGCCCGCCCATATTTTGCAGCACTCGAAACCGGCACGCAACCGTGGCTGTCACAGCATTTTCGCCGACGCCGCGACGGGTCGGTCTATCCGTCCGCCCCGAAATGGTTTATCGACATCATCGCGGACTGGGCCGCAGCAAAGGGTGTAGATATTTCAGCGTGGGGAGCGGCGACCAAAATAATGACGGAGGGGTCGGCCCTATTCCGTAACGGCGGCCGCGAAGACATCTTTACGCCCGAAATAGCGGCCCTATCCGACCGCATCGCCGATAGGCTGGCGGGGCTTTTCGATGCACAGATCGTCGAATCAATTTTAAGACAATAGACCATGAGCAGAACATTTACACACAGCAGCACGGGAACAGTAGTCGAATATCCCAATGCAACGCATTTCGCATTCGTCCCGGCGATTTTCAAAATCACGAAAATTCCCACAACGTATGACAAATTAGAAATGGTCTTAACCGACCGCCAAGCGCAGCAATCGTACAGCGAAGAGCGCGAGCCGTTCAATGGGGCCGCATATTTCGATGTACGGCGGTATCTGCAACTGTTGTTCAATAACGTTGCGCAGGGAGTGATTGATTACAGCAAGGCGTTCGTCGATTCCCCGCTGAAAAAGAATATCTACGCTACGATATACTGGTATCGCAACGGCAGTCAATTCTATCTCGGCACGTTTGGGATAGACGCTATTTGGGGCACAATATCCGCCCGCGAATCATCCGGCGGCATCATGCGTCGCAAATGGTTCGTCCGCTATCCGTTTACGGTTGATGTCTTCGCCAAGAACGGAACATCGTTCGACGTGCTGATCGACGGTAAACAGTCCGACATCATGTTTTACAACCACAACGAGGACACGGAAGGTGCGACCCCATACCACCGCTACCTGCTGAATCCGGCAAGAGTGATCGACCCCTCGACCGTCGCCCGTTCGGTGCATATCGCCGTACCGCATAGCCTCGTGCTAAAAAACGACGAGGAGGCTGTCGGCATGGTCGGTTATACGCTCGACATAGACCGGAGCACAAACGGCGTCTATCTGCGTTGGATAGACCAACAGGGACGCTATTGTTACTACCTGTTCAAGGAGATCGGCAGCGCATCGACCGTTTCGGCATCTTCGACGTGGGAGCGTAACGATATGAATGTCCCGACCGCTTACATCGACGGCGTGAATATCGAAACGTCAGTCCGGCAAAGCCTATCCCGGAAAAAGACTCGTTCGCTGGGGGCAAAGCTGGTCGATTCCGAAACGTATGATTTCCTGCTCACACTCGCGCAGTCGGTCGTCGTGGACGTCTTCGACGGGTACGACGCCAACGACGCGCCGCTGTGGCATCGCGTCAATATCGTTGCTGGCAGCTACGAGAAGACGACGAAACATTACCAAGATTTTATTTTCTTGATCGAGGAACCTGCGCAGAGCGCACAAATGCTGTAACCATGACCGACGAATTATACATCAACGAAGAGCGTGTCGATATGTACCCGGATACATCGACAACACTCAATTTCAAGTCAAACTTTTTCGGCGACTTGTCGAAAATCACGTCATCGAATTCGCTGACGATCAAATTGCCGAGAACTCCGCGCAATCGCCGCATACTGGAGAATGCAACAGCACCCTCCGTTCTGACTTCATTTCCATATAAACAACACCCCGCGGCTTATTACCGCGAGGGCGTCGGCATTGTTCGAGTGGCGTATGCCGTCATGCTTACCGCATCATCAAGCGACTACGAAATCGCCCTATATTGGGGCGTCATGGCGAATTTCAAGTCATGGGTAGACACCGGAGCATCACTGCGCGACCTGCCAGATGATTATTCGCTCCCGTGGAATGCGTCACAATCTACCTCCGCTATCAAAGATACCGAAACATATTTTTACGCAGCATATGACTGTGGCGTTACGTTGACAGATGCCAACAAACAATTGGTGAATATCCACCCGTCTGCTAACGTATCATGGGTACTTTCGCTTATCAGCGAACAGGCGGGCATCGAATTCGAATTCCCCGATAACCTATCGAAAGAATTAGCAACACTCGCTATCCCGTGCCTCGACGACAACGCAAGTGCTGCATCATGGATTGCGGAAGGACTTACAGCATCAAAAATATATCTGTTCCAACAGTCCGGGGCAGCATACGATGGAAACATTCGGGTTTACCCCTCATCGGCCAGCGACCCGCATGGGTTATTCGACTACAATACGCAAGTGTACGGGAGCGGCGATACCGACCGTATTACATTCAAATTCCAAATGCTCCACAATGCGTCGATCTTCACGCCGTCAACCGCGGTGCTGAATATGATCCTGCTTAAAGACGGGGAGCAAGTGGCGACGAAGCAATGGAAAGGGGCACAATCCGGGCAGTATTTCACAATCGCCGTAGACGAAGAGATTGACATGACGGATTACGATGGATTTCACCTGCTGTTCACAGGTTGCGTCGATAAGGCTGTAGATGGAACCGTAAGCGGTGTTCTGCAAGTACTTCCGCATTTCAACACGCTGACCTATCCGTCCGTCTTTCCGATAATTCCGAACCTGCCGGACATCAAACAGATAGACTTTATCAAAGCGCTTTGCGCAATATTCGGCTTATTCGCCATGCAAAGCACCGACGATACGAACAAAATTCGGTTTGTGTCTATCAACGAATTAATGGCCAACAAAGCCGCCGCCCTTGATTGGTCGTCGTATCTCACGCGCTCGAATGACGATGAACCGAAAAGCATTGCGCACAGTATCGAGAATTTTGCACAGCGAAACAAATTGAACTACAAGGATGACGACACCGTGCATACGGACGCGAACGGAATTCTTTACGTCGATAATGAAACAATTGAACGGGAGCGTGACATCTTAACTTTGCCGTTTGCAGCAAGCGACGGGAATAAAATCCTGCACTACATCCTATCCAACGACGGCACATCCGTCGAAGCGGAAAAAGTCGAAGCACGGATAATGAAGATCGTATCATCGTCTGGCGGCGCAGCTCTCAACTTCAACGGATTGGATTTCAACAACCTTATCAACAAATATTACGACAGCTACATGCAAGTTATAAATAACGCCGTCGTCATTAAGGAAGATATACGGCTGGATAACTATGCGATTCGGGATATAAACTACCTGTTGCCGATTTATTTGCGGCAATACGGGCAATATTTCGCCATCAAACAGTTATCGGCAAAGAGCGGTAGTGTAGAGGCGGAACTTATTAAGCTACCACATTCCACGGGACGCATCACAAATTCCATAAGCGTCGAAACGTACATCGCAGGGGTTGGCCCATATTTGCGGATTAAAGCACAGCAGGCTGTCGCATCTGATGTTACAGCCATCGTTCAATATACGAACAGCTACGGATATACGGGCACGGTAACACTGGTAATATCCGCCGGACGGCTAACATCGAATACGGGAGCACAGGCTGTAACAGAGGCGCAAATATTATCCATCACCCCGGAATATGACGACACGTATAGCTACATCATCACATAACAAACCACGGAAAACGCATAACAAATGGCAGAAAACACAACAGTCTGTGTTAGATAAGGCTTAAAATCCCCACCACGGAAAAATGGGTTTAGGTTTCGACGTCTTTACGCCCGGCCCCTTATTATCGGATGCGCCTACAAATATGGCCAGCATGATAAAATCCCACGTAATGAGAAACGGGAGGACATCCAAATCGAACGCGCGGGCGCAATAGATCGGAAGCACGACAACCCCCACAACCAAAAGGCTGAATTTAACAAGCGCCTTGAAAACGATATGCAAAGCCCGCTTCATACTGCGAATATACAAAAACAAACTGACATTATACAAAAAAACTTAAAAATCATGGCAGAAAACACAACAACCCGCGTCGTCGAGGTGCAAGTAAATACGAGCGACGCAATAAAATTAATGGCCGAGTACCAACTGCAACTGGAAGAATCCCAAAAGGCGGAAAAGGAGTTAAGAGCCGAAATCAAAGAGCGCGAAAAGGCGATGGGAGACGCTGGAAAAGCGACGGATGGAGACCGGCGACAGTTGGCCGCGTTGAAAGAGCAGCAGAAAGCCTATTCGGCGCAAATTCGGGAATTAAGCCGCGAGGTGCAAAACAACATCAAATCCGAACAGTTGTATAAAGACACCCTAAAAGGGCTGGGTGCCGAACTTTCGAGCGCCAAAGACAAGCTGCGACAGATGCAGATGGGCACAGCCGAATACGCCAAACAGGAAAAGCACGTCGCTGCTTTGAACGAGCGAATGAAAGAAGCAGAACAGGCATACGGCGTCTTTTCCCGTAATGTCGGCAATTATCCCGACGTAAGCCCACTCAATACCCAGTTGGAAGAAATAACCAAGACGTTGGCACAAATGAAATACGAGGGGCAGGATACGTCCGAAGAATTCAACAATCTACTATTGAAAGCGTCGCAAATGCGCGATGCAATAGACGACACGCAAAAACAAATCGCCGCAGGGGCATCCGACACTGCACCGTTAGATGGGCTGCTTCAATCGGCGCAAGGTTTAGCCGGAGCGTGGGGGTTATGGAATTCAGCAATCGGTGCAAATATCGAAGAAAACAGCGAATCGGCCGAAATGATGAAGAACCTGCAAGTCGCAATGACCGCTCTCGCCAGTATAACAGCCGTGATGAATAGCCTACAAAAACAATCTGCAATGATGATGGGAATACGTAATATTCAAGTAGTAGCACAAACCACGGCGATCAAACTAAATACCGCTGCACAGTCGCAAAATATCGTCATTCAAAAAGCTGCAATCATTTCGCAAAAAGCACTTAATGCGGTCGCTATGGCTAACCCCTACATCCTACTCGCTGCTGCAGTAATATCGGTTGTAGGAGCGCTGGCCCTATTCGCATCCGGTTCCTCAAAAAGCAAACAACAACTTGCCGAGTTTAACAACGAAGCCCAAAAGACCGATCGAATATTAAAACAGATGGTGTCAGACAACGATTTCGACGTCCGTCTCGCAGAAGCTGCCGGAAAGTCAGGGCGTGAACTCCTCGATATGCGGCAGGAAAACGCCAAAGAGGAACTTGCCGTACTCGACGATTCGTTCGAAAAAATGTCAGCCCTGTATAATTCAGCCAACAAGAAGACCCGCAAAAAAATGCAGGAAGCATACGACAAACTCGTCGAAGATAGACGGGCTGCATGGGATAAATTGAAAGCCATTAATGACGAAATCACGATCGAAGAGGTCAAGAGTGCAACCGAGACCGAAAAGAAGAAAGCCGAAATCCGTAAAGAATATGCCGACAAGCGCGCCCAAGCATTAAAAACCGAACTTACCGACATTCGCACCGCTCTCGATGCTAAAATAGCCTTGATGGCCGACGGGGCAGCAAAAGACCTCGCTACGGAGAACGAACGCCACAAGCGCAAAATCGAGGATTTGAAGAAGCGGTTGGAGACCGAAAAGAATCTGACGGAAGCATCCCGCACCGCAATCAACCGGATGATCGAAACCGAAGAGCAACAGCACGAATTGAACGTCGCAAAACTCAAATCCGCGTCCGATCTTGAGCGCATCAACAAGGAGCAGCAGAATATCGCCCTGCGGCTGGGCCCCGTCAAAAAAGGGACGGATGAAGAATTCGCCCTTAAAATGGAGGCGTTGAACGCACAGCAGGAAGCCGAACTTGCCGGCGTCGAGTTGTCGGAGCAGCAGAAAGCGTTGATTGTCGAAAAATACAACGCCGAACGCGACACGATTGCGGACGAGTGGACAAACACGAATATTCAAAAGCAGGTGGACGCCGTAAAGCTCGAATGGGACAATAAAATCGCGGAAGCAAGATTGCGAGGTGCTGATGAAATGGCCCTACTGCAAATGCAAGCCGAAGCTAAAAAAGCATATCGAGATTCATTGCAACAAATGGAAGGTGAAAGCGATGCCGAATATAAAGCACGCACCCTCGCCGCAGATCAAGACTGGGAGAATGCAAAAACCGCCATCACGGAACATGCAGAGGCAAATAGGCTTGCAATTAAGGAAACCTACCAAAACGCCATGTCAAACCTCCAAGACGCAGCAGTTGGCCTACTCGAAGAGTTAGGCGAAGAAAATAAGGCTTTCGCCGTTTTGAGCAAGACACTTGCATTGGCCGAGATCGCCATCAACACCGGAAAGGCTATCGCAGCGGGTACGGCGCAGGCTCAAAGCGTCCCATTCCCCGGCAACCTTATCGCAATCGCTACGACTGTTGCGACGATCATGGCGAATATCACATCGGCGATTAAAACCGTCAAATCGGCAAAATTCTCGACGGGCGGTTATGTGTCCGGGCCGGGAACGTCGACAAGCGACAGTATACCCGCCATGCTGTCGGACGGCGAATCGGTAAACGCAGCCTTGCCGACATCTATGTTTGCCCCGATCTACTCGGCACTAAACCAGCTCGGAGGCGGTGCGCCGATAGTCGCCGCACAGTCGAGCAATCAGATCGCAGGCGAAGATATGCTTGCCCGCGCATTCGCAAAGGGGGTTTCGCAACTCGACATGCGCGTCGGAGTGGATGAAATAACCCGCGTATCTGACCGGGTGAAAGTGGTCGAATCATTAGGCGATTTGTAGCTATGAAAGTACACGAAATTTTACAACAGAACGCCGATCTGCTCCGGGCGCTCGCTCGCGCAGGCGCGGCTATTGAAGATGTCCGCTACATCCCTCTGTGGAGCGACTACGAACGGCTTCGCCGCGACGGGTTCAAAGTAGCGTATATCGTCGCCTACCTGTGCGACATCTACGAGGTCAGCGAACGCACCGTCTATCGCATTATCCGACGATTCGGCCGCGACGTCAATACGAGCCGCTGACACGGCGTGTCAGTTGATTGTGCCTCAAAGCGTGTATTTACTACACGCTTTTTGTTTAGCTTTGTTTCGTAAAATCAAATCTATGGCAACTCTCAAACTCTACAATCCGATTCTTTCCGAAGCGACAAAAGAATGCTACTGGTTCTGCGACGAGGCCGGAACGAGTTTCAAGGACGTGGACGAATTCATCAACGGCATCCCGGCAGGCGACGATAATATCGAATTACTATTGCACTGCGACGGCGGCGAGGTAAACGAGGGCTGGGCCATCGTCGACAAGCTGCGGAGCACGGGCAAGAAGATAACCGCGACCATCGAGGGGAATTGCGCGTCGATGGCTACCGTCGTTTTGCTGGCCGCCTCCGAACGCCGGGCATATCCGCACGCCTCGCTACTCATTCATAAACCCTACTATCCCGAATACACGCTGGCCGATGCGTACCGCGCCGATGATCTCGAATCGCTGGCCGCCTCATTACGGGACGACGAGCAGAAGATGCTCGATTTCTACGTCGAGCGAACCGGAGCTGATCGCGCGGAACTCGAAGCGCTTATGAACGAAGACAAGTTTATCGGCATGGAGCGAGCAAAGGAACTCGGATTCATTCAGACGATCATCCCCGCAGCGTCGGCATCAACAGGTGGCCCGAACAGCGCGAAATCGGCTGCATGGAAGCAGCGAAATTCAATAACCAACAATCAAAATTCTATGGCAACAAAAACCACGAAAAGCGAAGACAAAAGCGTGCTTCGCAAAGCCCTCGCAGCGCTGGCCGTTGCGCTGGGACTGGAAGCCCCGCAGCCCGTCAATTACGAGCTGAACACCGAATCGGGCGACACGATCACGATTGACAAGCCGGACGGCGAAGACCCCGCCGTCGGCGACAGCGCATCGCCGGACGGAGAGCACAAGATGCCCGACGGCAAGACAATCGTCATCGAAGACGGTAAAATCACGGAAATCCGCGACGCCGAAGACGAGGGCGACGGAGGGGGCGATGGTGGCGACGGCAGCGGAAACGACCCCGATTCCGAAGCGCTGGCGGCGGCTAACGCACGTATCGCCGAACTCGAAAACGAACTTGCGGACGCCCGCAAGAACGCAAAAACGACCGACGAGAAACGCATCTTGAACCTCGTCGCCATCGCGGGCGGCGAAGCGTGGCTTGTCAAGGCCAAGTCCGACTACAAGCCCGCCGCACGTCAAACCACGACCACAGCCGCAGGAGAAGGCAAGAAGAACGCCGCGAAACCGCAGTCGCGCGTTCAGCAACGCATCGCCGAACTCGAAGCAGCACATCAGAAAACGGAGTAAATCACAAACAACACCAGTCAATTATGGCAAGCACAGGACTTAACTTTGCGAATCTGACCCCCGACAACGGGGCCGTCAAAGACCTCAAACGTCTGATCTTCCTTGCGATCACCGACCCCGAATCGCTCGGAAAGATTTTCAATTTCCTGCCGAAACAGAAGCACGGCGAAAAGGTCGGTTTCATCGGCGAATTCGGCATGGTCGGCAAAGCCTCACAGGGCTGTAATCCGACGTTCGGAACCAGCGTCATTGCGACGAGCGAAAAAGAGTGGGACATCCACGAATGGGAGGTCGCCGAAAAAATCTGCTACAAGGATTTGGAGGGCACGGTCGCACAGGTCGCCATGCGTACCAAGACGAACATCGCCGACCTCACGGGCACGGAATATACCGACTATATCCTCGCGCCCCGGCTTGAACTCGCCATCCGCAAGATGCTGATGCGTTACGCATGGTTCGGCGACAAGGCAGCCGATACGGTCACAGACGGCGGCAACCTGCTCGATTCCATCGACCCGGCGTATTTTACCCTCGTCGACGGTTTCTGGAAGCGTCTGTTTACGCTGGCCGCCGCAACGCCCGACCGTCGCACCACATGCGCAGCCAACGCCGCCGCGACGTTCGCCGAGCAGAAAACCGCCATGCGTCAGAATTATGCTGCCGTCGATTTCCTCGACGCGCTGATCTCCGACGCCTCGACGGTTCTGCGGCAGGCCAACGGTCAGCTCATCTACATCACGCAAGCGCTGAAAGACGCGCTGGACGCCGACCTCAAACGAAACAACAAAGGTTCGGAATTGCAGTGGACGGCGCTGTTCGACGGCATCACGGAAACGAACTACAACGGCGTGCAGATGATCGCCATCCCGTTCCTCGACGAGATCATCAAAGGCTGCGAAACCGTCAGCGGCGGCAAGGCGTGGAACAAGCCTTATCGCGCGCTCTACACGATCAAAGACGACCTGCTCGTCGGCATGGAGAGCGAAAGCGAGGTCGCCGACATTCAGGTATGGTTCAACAAGGACGAGCAGATGAACAAGATTCTGTCGAAAGACACAATCGGAACGCTGATCGCCGACGACAACCTCGTGCAGGTAGGTTTCTAACCCTCAAAACTCGATTACACTATGAATTGCGATAGCTTCATCAAGGCGAAAATCGAAAAAAACTGTGCGGAACCGATCACACAGGGCGTCGAGCGTACCGCGTGGATCGGGAACCGGGCACAGCTCGACATCGCCAATCTCGAATTCGTCGAGGGTTCGACGAATCAAGTGCTGAATCTGCCGCTTATCAAAGGCGCGCAGTTATACCCGATCATTCAGTACGGCACGAAGCCGTTCGAGGGGCTGAAAACCGATCTTGACGGCAGCGGCAAGCTGGGCGGCACGGCTTCGACCGAATTCCCGTTCATCGTGCCCGACAACAGCCCGGCTGTCTGCGAGAATATCATCGACCCGCTGCTCGACGGAGAGTTTTTTGTCATTTGGCAGAACCGACACAAGAACCTGCGGGCCACGAACGAAGCGGAGCGCGGAGCGTCGGCATACCAAATCGCCGGACTTTTCAACGGCCTCACGCTGTCGGCCGGGTCGTGCGAGAAATACAGCGACGACACCCTGTCGGGCTGGGCTATTACGCTCAAAGAGGAGAAAGCGCCCCGCTCGGCGATGTTCCTCAACGCGGGTTCGCTCGCAGCCACCGAGGCGCTCATCAAAACGATGCTCACCCCCTCGGAGACGGAGTAATGCACTATGACCGTCGACGAGGTAAAAATCCTGCTTTCGGACTTGAATAGGGGTTACAATACCCCCTATTCGAGCGCCGAACAGGCAACTATCGAAAGACTTTATTACGAGGTCTTGGGAAAGCATTTGAACGGCTGTCGATGTCCCGACAAGTGGCACGACGCCGTGCTCGAAATCAACTCGTACATCAAAAAACACGGAAAAATGAAAGAAAAATCGAATTACAAACTGCGTGCAGGGGTTATTCTGCAAATCGCAGGGTCTTCGGAAATTTACACGAACGACAATCTGACCGACGAGGTGGCCGCGGCGTTCCTCAAAGAGCACCCGAACGCCGCCGGGCGTTTCGAGGTTATCCCTACGGCGGAAAAGGATGCCGAAGCACCGAAAGCTGGCGGGGAATCATCGGAACTCGAAGCGGCACACAACCGTATCGCCATCCTCGAATCCGAGAAAGTGGAACTTGAAAGCCGTTGCGCCGCATTGCAGGCCCGAATCGACGCCGCGGCGGCCACCGAAACGGCGGCCACCAACGACGAGAAGCCCGGCAGCGGTGACACCGGAGCCGAAAGCGCTGACGAAGCCGACGAACAGCCCGCCGGATACAATGGCAATACTGCCAATGACGCTCTCCGGCAGGCTATCGCCGCCGAACTCGTGGCCGGAAAGTCGAAAACGGCCATCAAGCAGGAGTTGGCGGGTAAGGAGATCGGCGGCGTGAAGCTCACACACCGCCTTATTTCCGACTACATCGAGAAGATCACCGCAGAGGAGTAACCACCCATGAACGTAAAGCACACAAAGAAGCCCGAAACGCGTGTAGACGTTAAATACCTGTCGTCGTTGGGTATCAAAACCTACGGCGACAATAACCTATACCCGCAAACGGTGCGCGATATTGTCGATTCGTCGCCCACAGGTCGCACCTGTGTTGAGCGGCGTTCAACATATATCGAGGGAAACGGCCTCGCGTCGCAAGCGTTGGCCGAAACCGTGTGCGACACGCGAGGGAATACGGTAGACGACGTTCATCACTTGTGCGCCGACGATGTAGCTTACCAAGACGGCCTTGCCCTGCACGTCAATTACAATATTCTCGGACAGATCGTGTCGATGGCGCACGTTCCGTTCGAGAATTGCCGCCTTGAAGAGGAAGACGACGACGGCATTATAAGCCATATCGTCGTACATCCCGATTGGCGGGGTAAAAAGACGCGCGGCGGTAAGGCTGTAAAGGTAACCATCGAAACAATCGAGGTGTTCCCGGTCTTCAATCCGTTACCCGACGTCGTGCAGTTGCAGATACAGGCCGCGGGCGGAATCGAATTCTACAAGGGTCAGATTCTCTACATTTCACGCGCCGGGCGAAATGCCTATCCCCTGCCGTTGGTCGACGTCGTATTGACCGACATGTCGACGGACGAGGGGCTTTCGAATGTCAACAACCGAAACGTCCGAAATAATTTCCTCACGGCGGGTATGCTCATCACGAAGCGCGGACAAGGCAGCAGCACGGTCGACGGCGACAAAGACGGCGCATCGTCCGACGACGGATTTACGGAGGAATTCGAAAAACTGCAAGGCGATACGAATTCGCTTAAAATCATGCAGGTTGAGATTGAAACCGACGAGGATAAGCCCGAATTCGTACCGTTCAAAACGAACAACTACGACAAAGAGTTTACGGCCACAACGAAAGCTGTAACCGATAACATCTATGCGGCGCTCAACCAAGAAACGTTTGGAAGATTACGCAGCGGCAGCATCGGGTTCACAGGCGACCTTGCGAACGACGTGAAGCGCGAATACTGCGAGCAGGTAGCAAAGCAACAACGGATGTTGTCGCGTGCGTATCAAGCCATTTTCAGCCATTGGGAACCGAACACGATTCCGTACACCGGAGCGGGCGATGCTGCCATCGAACCGCTCGTAAAATCTATTGCCAACGATGCGACATCTGATTGAACCGTGCGACGTCGATAAATACGCCCGCCCCTGCGACATGGACGACGAGATTATCGCCCGCGCCATCGAAGAGGCCGAATTACTCGACATCAAACCGAAGCTGGGCGACGAACTGTTCATGCGATTGCTTACACATGTGCAATTCGCCGTACTCCTTAACGGCGGCGAATATACCGACGAATGTAGGAATCGGCGGCATTTCGTCGGCTTGCGCCGGGCGCTGGCCTACTACGTTTGGGCGCGCCTCGTCAAAACGAGTGTAAACCATTTGACACGCTTCGGCTTCGTGCAGAAGCGCGACGAGTATTCACAGGCGACCGAATACCGCGAGCGGCAAACGGCGTACAACGACGCTTTCGCCATCGCTGACGGTTATATGAAAGAGTGCCTTGCCTACATCCAAGCAAAGCCGGAAATTTTCGCTGATTATACGCTCAAGGGGAAAGTCAAGGCCAATCGAACGAAATTCAAAATTTTAGGCAATTAACTATGTATGACATCAAATTAGGGCAGGGATGCGGCATCAAAGCCACGATGTTGACCCCGACAGGCGGCGTCTGCGATCTGCGCCGGGCACGCTATATCGCAGCATCACTTGTACTGCCGTCCGGTGCAACCATGAACTGCGAGGACATCGCGTTTAACGAGGTCACAAACGGCGTCTATGTTCGTCTGCTCGGAACTCGCGAACTGACTACCACGGGGCAATACGGCATCGTTTTCAACGTCAAACTGGAAGACAAGACGATGTATTCGACGCCCGTTGTGTGGTTCGCAGAGGTCAAAGAAGACGCCCCGACAGGCTATCACGAACTGACGCTATCGCTGTCGCTTACCGTTGTAAATTTCCCGGACAATGTTTCCTATACGGGAGCGTCGCCGAAGATCGGCGACAAAAATACATGGCTGGTCTACGACGACGATCTCAACGCGTATGTCGATACGGGTATCGAGGTCGGATATGCGAACCTGCTGTCCCGCTACGACGGTAAGTTTGCCGAAATCGTTGTCCCGTGTACCGAGGCAACCAATGCGGCCGCAGCAGCCACGGTCGCCGCAAACAACGCAGCCGCAGCAGCCAATAGTGCAGCAGGAAGCGCATCGGCGGCGACAGCCGCAGCAAATACAGCCGCAGGCAAGGCCAACACCGCAACGACGGCGGCAAATAACGCAGCAACGGCGGCCAACACGGCCACGGGCAAAGCAAACGAGGCGGCGACAGCAGCAAATAATGCAGCGGAATCCGCGCAGCGCGTCGTCGACACCTATGACGACGTTATCAATACGCTCGCGCACTCCGACTGCACCCTCGACGAACGGGTCGAGGCGCTCGAAAGGGCGCTTATATCCGTCTTGTCGGGTGCTGTCGTGATCCCCAAATTGCAGGTCAAGGAGCTGAACGTATGGGGCGACAACAACCTTGCACCCGTCGGCGACGGCGCACCGACGAAAGCCCCGGACAGAGCCGGGCAGTTCTACATCGATAAGACCGCCCGCGCGCTCTATTTCTCAACGGGGAATGCGGCCGTGTCCGACTGGAAAATTCAATAACGCAAACGGAATATGGCACAGGTTAACAAATACGCAGATCGGGCCGCTTATACGGCCGACAAGAATCGTCTTTCGACGAAATCGGCCGTTTCTTTCATTGAAAATGAAACGACAACGATTTACGACGGCGTAAATACCGTTGTCGGGAAATCGGCCGCCGCCATCGGCGACCTCGCCGTTTTCGATAAAACGGACGGGGTTATCAAATACATCAAAAGCGCAACGATTGCTAAGGCGCAGATTCCGGCAAACCTTGTTCCGCTGGCCGTCGTCTATGCGCGACGGGGCGAACAGCTATTGATCGTATCGCTCGACGGCGTTTCGACCAACATCCGCTGGGCGCATACTTATGAGGTGGCATTGTCGGGCTTCAATCTCGCGGAGGGCGGAACAATCGTGTTGAAGCTCGGTTCCGACCCTGCCGCCGCAGAGGTGTCGATAGCGTATACCGCAGGCGCAACGCTCGCGGATGTTGCATCGGCTATCAACGCGAAACTCAAAGGTGGGACACCCAATTACTCCTCGGCGGATTATGGGGGATGGGCGGCGACTGCGGCGGACAATTTCGTCGTGATGGGTTCGAACACGTATAACGCCTCCCGTGCGGCGATTGCCGTTGTTGGCGGTTGTCAGATCGCAAGGACACCGGAAGACATTAACTACCAAACAACGTTGACGGGGGTGTTGATCGAGGGGTCAACCGAATATGTCCGCCGCAACAACGGCGTTGATTCGTCGTTTGCGGGCTGTAATCCCGAAAAATTCCTGCAATACTATTCGGCCAACGGAACCGATACCACAGGAATCAAACCCGGAAGTAGCACCATAATTCGGGAAAGCGCTTTTACGGAAGAGGCCAACCCGGAACTGGTCGCCGCCTATCCAACCTACCGGGATTATCTGTTCGGAGAACATTTGCTGCAATATCCCGCAGCCTACGGCGCGCTGCTTCGTGATGGCAAGGCCAACACGCACCTGATCGGCGGTCTGCGGTTCGTCGACATCCACGGCGAAAGCGTTCCCCGTTATCCGGCCGCTGCGGCCGCTCTCGACTACGGCATCACGGTCGAGGGTGCAACTACCGGGCTCGAAGCGGGTGCATGGTGGCTGCCGTCCGTCGATGAAGTCTACCTGCTTATGCACGATCGCGTGCTGACGTCCGCCGACCGGGAAAGCGATCCCGTAAACCGCACGCTGTCACGCCTCGGTAAGACGACCTGCTACGGATCGGGTTATTATCCGTGGACATCGTGCGAGTACAATTCCAGCTACGCGTTCATCTACAGCGGTGGCACGGGCAACGTGAGCAACAACGGCAAGTGTAACACGCTCGCCGTGCGTCCGGTTTCCGCTTTCAAGAAATAGTTTCACAGTTCAATCATTCCCGCGCCCTTTACGGGGCGCGGGGTTAACCCCAAA